TGCTTGTGCTAACTTGATCTCATTATCCAAATAACCTACGCGAAGTTCTGTTTCTTTTGTAGTCCTTTCGGTTATCGCTTGTAATCTTCGCGCTTCGGTGTTTAACGGGTTGAAATAATCCACTACTTCTTTAACAGCTGCACCTAACGCGACAACAGCCGTAACAATAGCCGCAACAGGATTCGCACGAATGATAGCGTTAACAGCCGTCCATGCCTTACCCAAATCTTTAACCGCTTCCAAGCCTTGCGTCAAAGCCATAGCCGCCTGTAGCTTCATCATGGTTTGCTGAACCGCCTCTGATTCGCCACCAAATAAAGCCATCGCACCTGTTACACCTTGAATAGCACCAGCCGCTTTTGATGCGAAGTTTGTAACGGATTGAAACCCGTCAGGATGCATCGCAGCCATTGCCTCATTAGCATCATTAACACGGTCTTTTAATTCAGCCGCTGCCGCCGCTAATTGATGAAATTCCTTTGAGTCATCACCAACTGCCATCATCTGATCACGAATAGCCTTCAGCGATTCGCGTACCTCTTTAACAGATTTTGCAGCCTCCGCTGATTCGATGGTTAGTTTAACTACTTCCTCTCTTGTTGCCATGTTATTATGCTAATTTTTGAACGATTAAAGTAAATCCTGACATACACGTTGTTACAGCTGTCGTTTCTGATCGGAACATTAATTGCGCTGTTCCTGCGTTTGCTCCCGTAACAATCATGCCGTCTAATATCACGGGATAGGTTGACGTACCGGGCATTCCTGATGACACACCTACCGACGCGTTATCGGCAATACTATGACCACCGCTTAATGTACCCGTGTTTGCTAACTGATGGTAGAATGATACATTAATTGATGTTACCGCCGTACTTACGTCAAATTGAAACCCGCACCCAGTTGTTGCAGCTGCAGGTTTTACACGTCCTATTGCTTTGATTAAATAAGTCGTGTTAGCATCAAAGTCAAAAACAAGATCGGTCAGCGTAACGGGTGTTGTGTTTGCTCCCGTTGCTACATCTGATGGTAATGTGATTATTGCGTGAAACGCGCTTGACAATTTACCGTCTAAGGCTGTCTGTAAATCCGTTACATCAGATATTGCATGAGTATGGGTATCGGGTGTAAATACCGATGGCTTACTACTAACGTTACTCCACGTTACCGCGTTAGCAGATGCAGCAACGTCAACTATTCCGTTGTCGTTCGTATCGTATACGGACTTAAGCATATCACCACTACCTGCAGTAGTTTTTGGTCTATAACTCATAATAAGTAAAATTGTGTGCCGTTATAAAATATGGTAACGCTTTCATAAGTTACCGTTAGCGTGTAAGTTGCCGAGCCGTCAATGTTAACACCACCACCGCTTATCGTGATCGTATGCGCTCCTGAAGTAATGTCTTTGATGTCTATTCGTGTTCCTGCAGGATAGTCGGACGGTGATAGCGTAATTGTAAATGTTCCATTGGCTAAATAATAACCTGCCTCTGTTATCGTCGTATTTCCCGTTAACGTAGTAGTTGTCGGTGCTTGTTGCTTTACGCCGTCGATGTAAATGACATCTGATTCGGTAATGTTCAAGTTGTCCGAATTTATAACCGTTACATTTGTTAATCCTGACGCAACCGTTACGTTATCACTACCTAATATCGTAATGTTTGACGTTCCTGCTCCAACTCTATTGCCTTCACCGCCTACCGTTGTGCCCGTGCTATCTTCGGCTACATAATTACCGCGTCCTGTGTTTGTAGCATTTGACACAACAGCCGTACCACCTACATCGCCATTCCAATTGAACGAAGGAGCAGGTAAACCACCTAATTGACCACCGTAAGTAAAGTCTAATGACTTAGTTTCCGGTGTAAATGGTATGCCTGTTATCAACTTGAGTAATTCGATCTTTGTGGACTTTTCCTGTAATGGATCGAAATCGACTACTTTGTGTAATCGGTAATTATGCCCGTCGATGTGTACAATGTTCTTAAATGATAACTGCAAAATGTCAATAGGACGCAGCCAAGCGTACAAAGTAACCAACTTACTATTGGCATTGGTTATTTCATCCATGTACAATTTGTGGTAACTGTTATACACGTTGTTATCGGTGTATTGCGTAGCACCCTGTGGATTAGTGTAGTAAATCTCACGCGGGAAAAATACGTTAACGTCTAATGTTGGCGTGTACGGATTGTCGACGTGTCCTGCATACGGGTAAGTCGTTTCTGTAAAGTTACCCGATACCGTTTGATAAGTCCATGCTGACGAAGTGTTGAAAGTACCTGACCAATACACGATCCGCATCTTTGACTTCATCGGTGTGCGCACTCCGTTGCTATCTGACTGATAAATGTGCGGAATGATTCGATCATGAGCCGTGCTGCCAACAAGTACTGCAGGTGCAAACCCCGTCTCAATAACTTTCGTATTTTTAATGAAGTCGTTTGTTACGTCTAATTCTTTCTGCCCGTATGTCTTACCCCACTTGTCTTTATAGAACTTATTACGGTAATCGTTATCGTCCGCATCCTTAACAACGTACCTAATCGCATCCAATAACCCCATCGGTGTAATGGTGACAGGCTTTGACACGTCAACCTTAGTAGTCCAATCAACAGGTGTTCCGCTTCCGTAAAAGTCGTTAGCCGTTTCAATGTAAATCTTTTTGTCGTTGGTCTTGTCAGGCTCAACCATCAAGTTATAACGTAGAATTAACCACTTCAAAAAATCCGCTTGTCGAACGTCAACGGGTAACGCTGCATTCATCTCAATAGTTCCACCTTCAACCACCGCAGGATTGTTTCGTGTGTTCTTTACGGTAATTCCCGATGCAGCGTATGTTCTAACATTTGAAAAGTTATTGTTCAAAAGTGGCTGCAATCTAAAAACAACAGTATCACCAGCGTTTAATAGTATTGATTGGCTTGTAAATGTTACGTTATTTGTCGCAAACGCCCACGATGCTAAATTGCCATAACTTAAATTACCAGTTTGCGTTGTTAAATAAAATGTAGTGTTATTAACTAAGCAAACGAAGTATAAATTAGCACTTAATGCAGTTGATAAAGTCGATGACGTTATGTTGATGAATCCAACGTTTCCTGTAATTACAAATTCGTGCCATCCGGATTCTGCAGCGGTAAATGTATAAGTTGTGTTGTCGTATTGGTTGCTTGGATCAGATACCTCAACGTTAAAAGGAAAATTAACAGCCTGAATTGCACTACCGCTCAACGCTACATTAGTACGTGCGCTGAATAGACTATTAGCAACACCAGAAGCGGATAATGTTAACTTATCACCCGTGAATGTGATGTACTGCTTTTTGAAGTATGCCGAATCAAAGAATGTCGAATCATATTGATAGCCGACACCCGTTACTATCTTATCTACTAATGACTTTAAACTGATCGATGGGAAAAAGTCAGTAACCTTCCAAGTATTTTCGCTCGGAACAGTACCGTAATTGATCATCGGATATACGTAGTTGCCATCATCCGCATCCACGTTAGTCCATGTCGCCTGTTGGTTTGTACGGTTGTAAATGTGATTATCTGACGAATAATCCAACTCACCCATCTTCTTATCGCCTAAGTCCGTGAAGATATTAGCCAACATCCCGTATAACTCGACGTTGTAATACATCCGCTGTAATCCTTGTTCGTCCCTGTCAATAGAACGTAAACGCATATAACCGCGTAACTGCTCCATTCCATCAGCGTAAAGTACAAATGGTGCTTTTAAGTTAGGATTAAAATCAGGCATAAAGTTAACGATGCCAGAAGTCTGCGTGTTATAGCCTATCTCAAAAATCGCGTCCAATACCTGACTTAGCACACTATCACAGTATAACTTAACAGAACGCGAAAAAGCACCGTTACGCTTTTCAGGTTCACGAATATCCGCAATAGCGTAATTCAGCGATGCATTAACCTCTTGCGATAAGTTAACACGTGTGCCGTTTATGTATAGTTCGGTCTTCATCCGTTCTGCCTTACTTTTTTATTTGCATACTCAAAAGTCAACTTCAACTCCCACATACCATCCCAGTTACGGTACTTAGACTCGTAGTTGTTAACTGTGCATATCAAAGGAATGTAAATGTTGCTAACTGTTTCATAGTAGTACACGTCAGGAGATGCAACTAACTCACCTATCCACTTTGCAGTCTCGTAAACATTAATCCAGTCAGATGTTACATTAAGCGTGTTTGTAATGCTTGTGTAAATCTGTTTCTTACCTCTGTTTGTAGTGTTTTGATTCCACAAGCTGTCCGTTAACTTACCGTGATTTTGCTCAATAAATGTACGCTCGATGTTATTGGTCAACGACCTGCGATACTTGAACGGGTACATATCATATCCACCTAATTCATTAAGGAAGTAAACATTGATAGGATCTTGCTCACGTGCCTGACATTCACGATCAAAGAAATACGACGAAGTGCCGTTATTTTGAGCAAAGTTTACAATTTGAACCTCATAAGATTCCACGCTGCTATCAATTACGGGCTGCGATCCACTCGCTAATGTTGAATTGTTCAAATCATGTACACCAACACCGACACGCAATAATTTATCTAAGTTGATAGACGTACTCGCTTGATATGGATTCTCAATAAGGTAAGTCCCAATAGTTCCACCTGCTGAATCGAATGTAGTACACTTTAAATAGTATGCACTACCTGATGTATCGTTGATAAAATATAGCCACCTTTGATCTTCGTCGCTTGTAAACTTTTGTCGCTCTGGCTGATTAGTTAACAGCACACCGCTGCTTACCAAGTATGTCGATGATGTATAACTTTGCAGCAACTCCGCGCTTAATGACGCATTCCAAGCGTACTTAACACCCGTAGACGTTACATTAGGATAAGTCGTTACCGTTGTGCCATATTGCTCACCGAACTCAACCTCATACGCTTTGTAGCTATCTGTGCAACGCTGAAAGCCGTAAACGGACGTATTGAAGTCGGAACTGATGTAGGACTTAATGATAGCGGATATATCCACAACACCGTATCCGGTAATTGGATTAGCATCAAAAGTTAATCGTGTAGAACCTGCCACACCTGACACATACACGTCCGCAACATAGCGAAAGTTAGGTTGCGTTGTGTTGGTAGATGCGATCACAAACCGCATATCGTTATACACGGGTGTCCAGTCTTCGGGTTGATCTGTAATGTTAATAGCCATTAATCTTCAAGTATTTGCGCCACAAACACCTCTCCGCTTTCGCTTAGTAATGTTTGCAGCAATTCATTTATGTTTTCCTCTTGCCACACCTCTGAAAAGAATCCTTTACCTCTGCTAACAAATCCTTTCTTGTGAATCTTTGACGCAATAGCATAGGACAAAGAATCACGCCATTCCAATGAACTTTTGAAAGTGCGTGTGTAGTATTTGCCCGTCTTTTTGTTGTAGACCTTTTGGCTCAGTTCTGGTGCAATTCCGCGTTTACTGATCCACAACAATAAATTCTTACGTACCGCTCCATTCCCACTTCCCCTTGTTGCTTTACGTCCCTGATCGACATATTTCCAATAGTCGTTCATGGTTATGGTCAACACGTATCCGTCATCGGTACGCTCTACCCGTGGCGTAATGGATTGTGCTAAATCGGAATCGCCAAGAAACGGATCTTTCTTTGTAAGGTTGTTCCGGATTTCGTTAACGACATTCTGCGCCCATGTTGTAAGGGTGTCAAATACAAAGTCATCGGGATTGCCGCCTGTTGCCGCCATGCCTATAAAATTACATGAACGGGTTAACGTTTAGCGTACCTGCATCTTCTGCTTTATTGCTTCCATTCGCTCTTTATGATCATCCTGCACGTCTTTCATTAGTGCCAAGCGGTTATACCACTCAATAAGCGTCATGTTCCAGTACGCATCCTCTTTTGTCTTATCCCCGTTTGTGATCTCGTAGATATTTAATTGCCATCCCCAATGTTCATGGATGCTAACGCCTTGTTCACCTCCGCCTCTAGTTTGTCTGTTAGTTCCTCCAAATAGGTTGCGATAAGCGGTTCGAGTTTCTTTGATGCTGCGCAAAAAAAAAGCGCAATACCTATCGCAACGTCAGCAGGTAGGTGTTTTTTGAATAGTTCGCACTTATCAACAAATGACAGATTCTTTTTGAATAGCTGTTTACGTTGCTCGGAAAAGATAGCGACGATGTAAGGCAACTTATCGTATAGGTTGTCAGCATTTAGTCGCAGCATCTTTACGTCCTGCTCGTGATGCACTTTGATTGTGTTAACGTTAGGCAAGCAAGTGAATTTATACCCGTTAACCTTAAATGCAGGGATGTAACGCGCTGACGGCTCGACTGATAGCAACGCATACAACTGCTTACGGTATTCGTTAAAGTCCTTGAATGACAAGTTCGTGAAGTAGCTGTCAGGCTTTCCGTGAATCATGGATAGCAATGCAACGTCCTTATCCAATTGTTCAACTTCGTCTTTGGGCTGTACGGCTGCAATGCGGAAAAAGTCGCCTAATTGACCTGCCTTTAATTTTTGATAGTTCATGTTAATATCGTATTGAGAATTGATGTCCTTTACTTTCTTTGAAGCAATTATACGCTATTGCCGTAGCCATTACACCGTCATCGTGGAATCCATATGGCGCACCGTATTTGATCGTCCTTGACTTAGCATTGTACTCAAAGGTAAACACGTCAAACTCCTTTTGCAACCAGTCAATAGGTAAGAATGTTACCTCACCATTTTGTGTAGCAACCGCCAACTGTTCAATAGCATCATTCTTTGACTTGCTTGTTGTTACGAACGGCTCTATGTTTTGCGGGTTACGGCATTGCTGCTTTATTTGATCTATTAACGCATCACCGATACTGTTAACCTCGACAAATGCACGTGCGTTAAATTGATTAATTACGGTAGTTATTTCCCGTGTGATATTTGCCCACGTGTTATGTCTCCAGCGATTAATGTACACCTGTTTGCCTTGCTCGTTAAAAATCGACAGTACCGAATAGTCATCCGCCCTACCTAAGTCAACACCTGCAAAGAAACGTGTGCCACCTGCAGCCTCTTCCCACTTTGGCGCAAAGATACCAGCACCACCGTCGATAAACTCAGCTAAGTATTCCTGTCTGAATACATGGTCAGGTAATGTCAACCGCGCATCGTCAATTTCCTGTGGATTGATTAACGGGTTATCGTACGAACTCATCCGGAACGACTTATATTGATCGTTTACCCCTGACAAGTTGTAAAGGTTGTAAAAATGATTCTTACCCTTCGGTGTGCTAATTAACAACACCTTGCGACCTTTGACAAGTACCGTAGCACGTAACACCTCCGTCCATGCTGCTTCGTCCATAAACGCAAACTCGTCGCATACAAGGTAATCGAATGTAAAGCCTCGGATGTTGTCGTAACGTTCCGCGCTGAAGAACTGAAGCGAAGATTTGCCGATCTTAATAGTTAACTCCGTTGCATTCTTTTCGATTAATCCCGTACCTTCAAATGCCAACACCATTTCCTCAAATACTTTCTTGGACTGCTTGTAAACGGGTGAAATCCACGCGCATTTGCAGCCGCTATTATTGAACATCCAATAAAATAGCTGATTCATCGCCAACATCGTTTTACCGAATTGACGACCAATGTTAAGCACGTAGTATTTGTGGTTACTACCGTTTATTGAATCATGAATCTTTTGCTGATTCTGATGCGGACGGTACAACTTCACCGAAAGATGCTTGGACATTAGTTATGTTTTGGTTTTGAGTTACTTCGTCCTTCCAACCGAATTTGTTTTTCAATTTAAATATCGCGCCCTGAGTCGATGCTGCCCACATTAATTTCTTTTCCGTGTCGCCTTCCATGATCGATTCTAATATGTATATAACGTTAGCAAATTCGGGATTATGTTTGTAATCATGCCACGATGTACGGTTGTGAAACCCTAAGTACAAACGCATATCCGCTTCAGCATATTTACCCTTATAAACGTCATCTGCCCATTCAAAATAAGATAAACCTGCCGCTAAAAGTTCTTCGGGTGTTTCCCATAAACGCGGTCTGCCTACATTTTTTTTGATTAGCGACCAAATGTTGCGTTCAGTAAACCTTCCCTTTTCGTCTCTACCTGTTTCGCTCATATTCTTCTATGTGTTCGTTAATTCGTTCGTATAAATGTCTGATGCAGGATGAACAAGATAGCGGTAATAGCTCCTTGTATATTTCCATGTACACCTGCCGCATCGGCTCACGCGGTGCGGTGCTGACCTCCTGCCCTACTGACTTGAATCGCTTAATAGCGTCCATGTGCGGTGCTAAAAAGTTGTATTGCTTCTCGGTCATCGCTGTAGCTTTTTGTGGAACTCCATTCCTAAAACGGCAACAAACGAAGCAAACGCGCTCATAAGTACCGCTAATACGATGGACTTCATATCACTAAAATTACAGAATAGCGTAATGTTAACGGCTAAGGCTATCCACCACGCCATGCACAACTCGCAGGTAAACGGCTTCATGTGTATTTTACCCGTGTATTTGAGCAGGATTTGAGACGGTATTAAGGTCATACCTACAAACCAATACGATGCTATTCCGATCAATGCTGAAATTAATAACTGTTCCATGTTTATTTGTTTTCGATTATGTATGAGAATTTACTAAGGTCTACCGAAGCATCCCACACCCTTTGAATGTGGTACGTTCCGTGATAGTTGCTGTTTTCTTTATCCGTTTCCGTTAGGCAATATGTTATTAATCGTTTGCGATGTCGACGGCAAAAGTTCATTAGTTCGGTGTGCTTGGCAATATCCTCGCATCCTATCTGCACGATGTCTCCCGTAGCTGACTTTATTAGTTCGTAGTTGATCATGTTAAAAGCCTTGTGAAAGTAAACAAACTGTCTGAGCGTGTGGTAAATGACCGGGATTGCCGTAATACGCAAAAAATGTAGAATGAGGATGCAAAGGCTTTATTTTTTCTTTAGCTAATAAGACACTCATGACCGACTGATCGTGCCTGTGTCCCTTCACTCGATTGTCTTGACTTACTTGGTTAAATTGATTAGACCAATCACCTTCGTAACAACCTTTAATTTTTGTGGCTTGGTAATATGCATCAAATAATTTTACTGCTTTCTCATTTGTGAAATTGAAGCCCATTAAACAAGCCATAATCATCGGGTGATTAAATGATTCATCTCTACTCATGCCTAAGTTGTTTAAGCATTCGTCCGAAGTGTAATCGCCAATCCTGAATCCGATGTTATCAAAGAATGCAAACCCGTTTATCTTGATGTATTCGATAAACTTGTCTATCGGTTTTATTGCGTACACGCAACTATCTGCCCAGATGACAATATCGTATTCCTTTCGCAGTTTGTCAATAGCGTATGGTTTGAAGGCATACGGCACTTCGCTATGGTTAGGATGGTCGAGGTTATTTTCAGTAAATAGATAAAAGTCTACACCCGTCAACCCATCCCTTAACCGTTCAGCATACTTAAAGTATCTTTGGCTTTTATCGCGTCCGAACTTATGACACGCACTCGCGTATGAACAAACAGCTACTTTCATTAGTATAGTTTATTTGTTGACAAGTACTGATAATGATAAACGGGCTCGTCAATTTTAACCTCAGTCTTTATCAGCCCTGCATTTTTCAACTTCATGCAGTATTCGTAGTCCTCGAAGTTGCTTTTGTGTTCAAATCTTATAGCCTGTGCAATCTCTTTTTTTACAGGCGTAATGTGATTAGTTGGTCTTAGATATACTTCATTGCCATTTATCGTGTCTGCCATATACTCTAAGTCTTTGCTGATGTACCACTTTTTCGGGTTAACTCCATCCGTAGTAATGATGCCATTTATTCCCAACGCGTCAGGGTTTTGATTCAATGCTTTCAATATGTTGCTGATTGCATTTTTCATCACCATATCGTCATCGTCAATAAACCACACGTATTTGTTATTAGCCTTGTCGAGCAGGTCATTTCTTTTTTGCCCGGTACTTTTACTTCCAACAGGCGCATCGTCGGTTATTATTTCCACAACATCGAACGCGCTGCAGTCCTGTATCTGTTTATTCAACTCATCTAATAGCTGAATAAGCAACCGCGATCTTTGTGGTACGGTAGGAATTAAAATTGATAACATCATAGGTTTTTATTTTTCAGTAACACATCACCGCCAAAGTCTTGCACGACTTCAAAATATGGTAGCATTCTTTGTATTCCTTTCGCATCTTTATTGCCTTTATACCATTCTTTACCGCAGTATTCCGTGTAGAAGTATCTTACATTTTTGAAGGTATTAACTCCGCCTTTAATTAACAGATGTTCCGCTCCTTGAATGTCTGCCCAAATAAAATCAATCACTTTGCCAGT